GTCTTCCCGTTCTCCGTGATGTCCGGAAGCAGGTGGGACAGACCCCAACTGTTCACCGTCTCCATCACCTTCTTGTCGTCCGGCTTGCTGCTCAGGAGTCCGCGAAGCTGCGTGTAGGACACCTGGTAGAACGGAGCGTCATAGGCCCAGTCCATCGCCTTGAACAATCGGTAGTCCTGCCGGTTCCTGCCAATGCCGTCTCGGATGATGCTGCCGATGTCGTCCACCAGCTTCTTCACCTTTGGCCGTTTGACCAAGGTGTCCGAGTCGAACGCTTTCTTAAGGCTTGCAGGATCAAGCCCGTGCTCGGTTACAAGCCTGTGGATTGGCGCGGCCACAATTACTTGTAGGTTGCAGCAGGCTTCGACGCCGGCTTCATCGCCTCTTCCGGTTCCGCCTCGGCAGTCGCTGGCTCCGTTTCGGTTTCAGTGTCGGCAGCTTCATCCTCGGTGCCCTCCACCTCTGCGGACGTGACATCAGCCACGTTTCGCTTCGGGCCGACGCCGGTCTTCACCTTGACCGTCAGTTCGTATTCCGTCGAGTCCGCCCAGCCGTCCACCATCTTTTTGACGCCAGGGTCCGCCATGTCGAAAACAATTGTTGAAGCCATACGTTTTGAACTTGAACATCTAACTGCCCTCCCCGCAACCTCAATCGTGCCAATCAAAGTCAATCCTGAAAATGGTTTCATCTACGATACGGACGGGGCTTGGTATCCCCCTCTCAACCAGAAGCAGTTTGAGATATTCAGCGATTACCACCGCTACCTGCTCATCCACGGGCCGCGTAAGTCCGGCAAGACATTTGCGATTCTCCAGAAGGTAATCCGCCATGCGTTCGACGTGAACGGGGCGATGGTCGCCATCGTCACGAAGACGATCAAGAACGCCAAGTCAGCCGGCGTGTGGGTTCTGCTGGATCGAATGCTGAAGATGTGGGCTCAGGGGTGCCACGGATTTACGATCACCGAAGGACCGAAGACGACCGGTGATTCCAAGATGAGCTTCGTCCGGATACGCAACCGGCACGGAACCATCTCCGAGATTCAGTGTCACTCCCTGGAACACTCGACGGAGGTTGAGGCGAAGTTCAAGGGTCCGGCGTATTCGATGTTCTGGCTGTCGGAGTTCGACCAGTATTGCGACGAGCACGCATTCGACATCTTCTGCGACGCGCTGCGCATGTGGCCGAACGTGAAGTATGAGGAGCACCAGATCATCTGCGACTGCAATCCTCCGGACACTGGAACGAACAACTGGATCCATGACAAGTGGTTCAAGTTCAAAGATTCCGTGCTGAAGGATGACGACGACAAGATTTTCCAAGACGGACTTCATCGGATCTTGGTGAACCTTGACGACAACCCGCAGCTCGATCCTCGCGAGCGGCGTGAAATCGAGACGCGCTACAAGAAGCGCAAGGCGCTGTTCAACCGATTCATCCTCGGCCTGTGGGAGCAGGACATCACCGACGGTCACTTCTCTGACGTGTATGACGAATCAGAGCACGTCCTCGGAAATGTGGACTGCGCGGAAGAGGACTGGGAGATCATGGTTCCCACACCTGGATGCACGACGCTCATCGGGGGATGGGACATGGGTGAGAGCAAGAACCACTCGTTCCACATCATGGAGAAGATTATCACCGAGCATCCAGTCACGAAGCGCCAGATCATCGCGTTCTCCGTGATTGATGAGTTCGTCGTGATCCGGACCTACAAGTCGATCCGAGAGTTCACCGAAATCTGCTTGGAAAAGATTGAGCACTGGAACAACTGGCAGCTCAAGAAGTACAACATCAAGTTGAACTGGCGTCACTGGTCCGACACGTCTGCATTCAGTGACCGGGCGTCAGCGGAGAAGAGTGACGCTGCCATCACATACGAGGCGAGCGATGGCCAGATCGTCCTTAACGCTGCACCGAAATACAAGGACTCGAACCGAGACAAGGTGAAGCTTGTCTGGCAGTTCCTTTACGAGAAGCGGCTGCACATCTCCGCACAACTTACAGCGACGCGCGCGATGCTGACGAATCTTCGGAGCGATCCTCACACGGCGTCTCATTACGTGAAGCGTGACGACCACAAGCATCCGTTCGACTCAATGTCGTATCCAATCATTGCAGAGGCACCGTCTGACATGATGCGCTCCGCTGAGATTGGCACAACGACCAAGAAGGAATTCTCAGGCATGGTAATTTCAGGAGCATAAAATATGACACTCATCATTCGCGACAAGACGGGGCTTCGTGATCTTGGGACAATCGAAATCGAGGAGGGCGTCGTCAAGCACGCCACCGGAGTAGCAACTGCATGGAAGGGTTGGGTTCAGGCATCTGTGAAGGAGTACGTGAAGACGTGCGGTTTCAAGATGGTAAAGGCCCAGGATGCGGTGCGGTAACAGGGCGTTACAAGAACCCGAAGCATCAGCCGCATTGGGCTGTTTGATGCCGAATGGACGAACCTCGCAAAGCGTATGATGAATTTCATTTCCTCACGAAGTAATCCCTGACATTCAATTCCACCACCACGGATCCATCCCGCTGCATCCGGCTGCTGACTCGCTGGTCGATGTGAGTTTCGATTTCATCAATGGTCATGTTGGACGTGAACACGGTCCACTTTCCGACACGCTTTGAGCACAGACGCGCGAGACAGTCGCGGACATGACCGTTCTTGTCCCGGTCAGCACCAATCTCGTCGATGATGACGACACGCTCCTGAGCGATGTCATCCAGCATCCCGGTCCATTCGTTCTGCTGAAGGTGCCACGCCACGTCCGGCCAGTCGCAGAACCGGCCAGCGTTGAGGCCGTCAGTGAATTGCTCCCTCCAGTGAGGAGACTGCTTGTACCAGTCCCAGATGGTGCGCGCTGCGAACGTCTTGCCGCTTCCAGAGCGACCGAGCAGGGAGAGCCACCGTGGTTTCTGTCCAGTCCTGATGTCGTCGATGAACCTGGCGCACTGCTTGATCATCCTGCGGAGCTGGGCCCTCTCATCCGGAGAGCCGGCGATGTCGAACTTGAAGATCTTGATCCACTTGTCGAGGTCTTCTTCTGTCATTTGTTGGGCGGGTGAGGTTGTCATACGTTCATTCCTAGTTGCGCTGCCTTCCTTTCGGCGGACAGCTGTTCCTGCCGTTGAATTTCAGCGATGTCAGCGTCCTGAAGTTCCTTCTGGCGCTTCCCGGCCAGCCCCTTCTCTGAGCGTCCGTTCATGTTGTTGGCGTTTCGGTCGTGTCCATTTGGCTTGGATGACTTAAATGTGGACGGGTCGTCATTGAACCGGTGCTGGTTGAACCATGTGGACGGATGCGCGGTGTATTGCGGATCCTCACCAGCCCGAGACTTCGCATACAGGGCAGTTCTGGAGAGTATCAGGTCAAAGTCGAATTGCTCCAAAGCTGACAGGATTGAGGTGATAGCCTTCGGCTTCCCCACCTTCTTCGGGTAGGCTTCGTATATCGCTTCAGCCTGCTCGCGAAGCTTGGACACCATCGCTGGAATCTCAGACGAAGGGTCTTTTGGTGGTGGAGCAGGGTCTTGCTCTTTCTTGCTTGCCCGATGCTTGGCCACCCTGGCAGTAGCCTCAGCCCTGCTGCGGACCTGATCGTATTCCTTCCAGTTGAGTATCTGCCACCCCCAGTCACGATGGTTGTCCAGCCTTGCGATGCGCCTTCCTCCGTTGTCTGGATTGCGGCTGCTATCGTCTGGAGCCTCCAGCTTCTCAATGGCTCTGTTGAGCTTGTCGAGTGGGACGTTGAACTTCCTCGCCAGAGCGTGACGGGTAATGTCAACGATGCCTCCATGCTCGCCGGTGGTGCAGACCTTCAGGAAGTCTTCAAAGACGTGGCGCACCTCGAAGTCCTCGGCAATGGAGGAGTCCAGAATCTGGGAGAAGACACGGGCGTAAAGCTGGCTCATGGGAGAGATTCTTCATGACTCCGGTCACTCCGTCAACATTTATTTGTAACTAAATGTAACGCTGTGTAACGGCAGTAACGATTTGATAACAAGCTACAGTGTATCTGAGTCTGTACTTCTGTTAGTACTGTTTAGAGGGGTACAGGGGAGACTTTTAAAATGACATGTTTGAATGGAGGTCCATGAGATACCAGAACGCTTGGATGTATTCCTAATGGAATCGGTACAGATGGTTCATGGTTTGGGAAATGGTCAGAGTAGAGAAGGGGACTGTATTAACTCTATACGAGAGGGTGGGCCTGGCCCCGCGTGCCCCCGGCATCGTACGTACACGTATGATTTCATACGTATGCGTACTGATTTCATACGTACACGTATCAGTTCCCGGCCGGAACGGAGTCACGAGCTGGCCGATGGCGGAATGGCCGTTGACCGACAAGCTGATGCTAGCAAGCCGAGCGGACGCATGCGATTTAATACGCATGCGTATTATCGGTTTTTACTTTGTACCGCAAAGTGATGTTAGACGAGCCTAACATTTTTAGGCCAATCAACCTTTCTTAGCCGTACCTACACACCCTGGTACTCTCCATCACTCTTCGCGGCTCCACCGATATCGCCTCAGCTCCCCTCCTTCTCGCCAAGCTGGCCACTCGTTTCGCCCCATGTTCACGCCTCTTTCCTACCATCAGAAGAAGTGTGAAAAGAATTGTTGCACCCCGTTGCATAGTGTGGGAGATTCACCGGTGTCGGGCGGGGTTCATCCCTTCCCTTGTTCCTTGGAAGCTCAGATTGCAGAAACAGCGGCAAGTGTTCGCCTGTCAGAAGTGACAGCGTAACCGAGTCAGTGAAATCGCCTAGTGCCGGAACAGCAGCGCGCCTACCTAAAGTAGCTCCGTGTAAATCCTTTGGAATTGCTCCATCGTACGGCTGAAAAGTGCGGGAACCATGGTTCCCCTCGCGATAGTAACCCTCGGCCAAGTTAACGGTGAACACAGCCAAATCGGTTTGAACTACGGTTCTCTCCCGCTTCGCGTCGCCAGTCGGTTAATTCTGCAAGCTAGTGTGTTCCTTTGCTTCTCTGCTACGTGTTCGCGCCGTTGTTTGAAGTCAGCCTTTCGGTTGACGCAATGGCAAGGCGGACAGCGGGAAGCCGAAAGAACAACACAATGAAAACAGTTATCCAGTTCAACTACTACGTGACGAACATGATCAAGGACAACGGGTTTGACCTCGACAGGGTTGTCAACGCATGTCAGTCGGAAGCCAACAAGTCTACTGGCTTGGAAGGCGAAGCAAAACGCAGTGCCTTCAAAGGTGGCCGTTCGTACAATGCTGCCGGAGAGCTAAAGGTTAAGGACTTGGCTTGGAAGGAACAAGTACCCGTTGAATACGCCGCGAAGTCCACGGCACCGTTGGAATTCGTGAAGTGGAACGACAGCATGGCAGCACACTTCCGCAAGTGCGGCAATCCTCACGGCAAGTTGTCTCTCGATACCTTGCCGGCGGAGCTTCACTTCTGGTTGGTTAAGTTCGCCGTGGAAGTCAAACCGGCAACGCCTACCGAAACGCCTGCCAGCAACGGCAAGCGCAACGGCAAG